CCGGCTACGGCTACAGCACCTATGGCAGTCTGGCCTATGGCACGGCACGACCAGACACTGGCTTGATCACCCCAGCCACCACATGGTCCATGGACACATGGGGCGAGTATTTGATTGCTTGCTCCAATGCGGATGGCAAAATATATGAGTGGCAATTAGGCTTCACAACCCCTACATTGGCAGCAGCAATCACCAACGCGCCAACGGGTAACAAGGCGGTTTTAGTCACTGCCGAGCGAATTCTGTTTGCCCTTGGCGCTGGTGGAAATCCACGCAAAGTACAGTGGTGCGACCAAGAGAACAATACCCTTTGGACACCGGCTGGCGACAATCAGGCTGGTGACTATGAGCTGGCCACGCCTGGCACACTTTTGGCCGGTAAGCGCGTTAAGGGTGTAAACCTACTGTTTACAGATGTGGATGTGCATACAGCGCAATATGTTGGCGCTCCATTTGTCTATGGCTTTGAGAAGGCTGGCTCTGGCTGCGGTCTCATTTCAGCCCAAGCGGTGGCGGCCATTGACACTGCTGCCATTTGGATGAGCAAGTCTGGCTTTTGGATTTATGACGGCTATGTCAAGCCACTGCCAAGTGATGTGTCGGACTATGTCTTTGGCAATATCAACTTCAACCAGGCATCCAAAGTCTATGCGGTCCACAACAGCAAGTTTGGTGAAATCTGGTGGTATTACCCCAGCAGTTCAAGTAATGAAAATGACAGTTATGTCACTTTCAATTACAGAGAAAACCACTGGAACATAGGCACATTGGCCAGAACTGCTGGCACTGATGCCGGAGTGTTTGCCAATCCCTTGGCCGTGTCCACAGATGGCTACATTTATGAGCATGAGGTCGGTTTTGCTTATGACAGCGCCAGTCTCTATGCCGAGTCTGGCCCAGTGCAATTGGGCAATGGCGACAACATCATGTCTGTCAGGCAAGTGGTCCCAGACGAGCAGACCTTGGGTGAGGCGGTGGTTTCATTCAAAACCCGAAATTACCCGACTGGCACACAATCCACATTTGGACCCTATACGGCAGCCAACCCGACCGATGTCCGGTTTGCAGCGCGCCAGGTCAACATGAAGGTGACTGGCAATACTTTGGCCGACTGGCGAATTGGGGTGATGCGGCTCGATGCAGTCCCAAGTGGCAAGCGATGAGTGACCAAGAACATTTGGACAGGCTGCGCCACCATGTGGAGGCTGCCTTAGAATACAGTGGAGGCACACATAATTTTGACGATGTCGCTGAGATGGTCCAAGATCACAGATTACAGCTGTGGCCAGCCAAAGACTCAGTGGTATTAACCGAGATCATTGTCTACCCGCGGCTAAAGAATTTGCACTATTTTCTGGCTGGTGGCGACCTAGATGAACTCTCAAGGATGAGACCATTGATCGAATCCTGGGGCAAGTCTGTCGGCTGCACCAGAGTGACCTTGGCAGGCCGTAGAGGCTGGTCAAAGACATTTTTAAAAGATGAAGGTTACAGTCCACAATGGTCTGTAATGGCAAAGGAAATTTAGGGGATAAATATGGCGCGCATTGATGATCTTTTTAATTACTTGCAAACCCCTGGTCTGACAGATCAGCAGATCGCGGCTGAGATTGGCCGTTTGGGTGTTACAGCTCAAGAGGTGTCGCAGCTGACTGGTGTCCCAGTGGCAGATGTGCAGTCTAGGTTGACTGCTGCCGCGCCAGTGGTTGCCCCTACTCAGCAATTATTCAATTACTTGCAAACCCCCAATTTAACTGATCAGCAGATTGCGGCTGAAATTGGCCGTTTGGGTGTCACACCCCAGCAAGTGTCACAGCTGACTGGTGTGCCAGTGGCAGATATTCAGTCCAGATTGACTGCCGCTGCCCCCGTGGTGACTCCACCCGCGGTGGTCAGACCCCCAGTGGTAACTCCACCCGCTGTGGTAACTCCACCCGCTGTGGTGACTCCACCCGCTGTGGTCAGGCCACCCGTGGTGACTCCACCACCCGTCAACAATATGCCAGCATTTACGACCTTTCTGCAAACACCAGGCTTGACTGACAGGCAGATTGCAGCTGAGATGAATCGTCTTGGCATCACGGCTGGCCAAGTGGCTGGTCTGACTGGTGTGCCACAAAATGATGTGCAGACACGATTCAACGCGACTGCACCATTTTCAAATGCAACGCAAGGTTTTGCACAAGACTTTGCCAATTACCAGTCAATCCCCATTGGCGGTCAATACAACCCTGCGGTGACAGCTGGTGGTGCATCCCCCTACTCACAGATCATGGGCCAGATGAGACCACTGGGCAACCCCTACGCTGGCGTGGTCGGTAATCTGAGCATGGGTGGCTATGACCCAGCACTGTATGAGCGAATTGCAGCCGCCAATGCGGCAAGGGCTGCGGCTAATTTGGCCGGTGGGAATACTATTGTTCAAAGTGGTGGCGGCTCTGGTGTTACTGGTCCATCCCAAGAATCAATTAATGATGCGGTGGCTGCTGCCAATGCGGCTGCTGCTGTGACTGGTGAGTCTGTCAGCGTCTCTGGTGAAACTGGCGAAAGTGTCAGTGGTATTTACAACAAAGGCGGCATGGTCGATGGTTTGTTTGGCATAAACCCACCTGGTCCAGATGATGGCGCTGGATACCTAGAGCGTGGCGAATATGTGATCAAGAAGTCTTCAGTCGATAAGTATGGCAAGGGACTTCTGGACATGATCAATGAAGGCAAAGTGCCTGCCAAGAAAATGAAATCTTTACTCGGATAAGGTGGCAATATGTCAAAAGGTGGAAGCACAACATCAACAAGCTCTATTGATCCTCAAATCAAAGAAGCATTCTTGGCCAACTTTCAGCAGGCCCAAGGGGTCGCTGGCGCTTTGCCGGTCCAGCAGTTTGCTGGGTATAACCCTTTGTATCAGGCAGGCGAGGAAGCTCTGGTTAACACGGCCCTTGCTGGCCCAGGCATTGCCGGAACTGATCTTGCAGCGCAGATGGCCGCGTATGGCGGTGTCTATCAGCCCCAAGGCATCACAGCGCAGCAAACCAATTTGAGCATGGGCCAAGGACCAGGCTCGATTGGCTCTTACATGAATCCTTACACAAGTCTGGTGCGTGAAAACGCATTGGCTGATTTGGAATCAGCAAGACGCGCTGCCATCCAGCAGACTGGTGAACGTGCCACACAAGCCCGTGCATTTGGTGGATCACGCCAAGGTGTGGCCGAAAGTCTGACCAATCTTGGCTTTGCCAAGCAGGCTGGCACTCTTGGCACTCAACTGAACGAACAAGCATTCAATCAAGCCATGGCCGCGCAGCAGGCTGACATTGCTCGCAGATCAGCAGCCGACATTGCCAATCAGCAAGCAGGCTTGCAAGGTGCGCAATTGAGGCTAGGCGGTGCAAGCCAGCTAGGTAATTTGGCTGCACAGCAACAAGCATTGCGTCTTGGTGGCGCTCAGGCAGTCATGGGCGCTGGCGGTGCGCGTCAGGCTCTGGACCAGCAGCAGATGGATGCAATCCGAAACATTGGCTTGCAGCGTCTTGGCGTGGTCCAGTCAAGTCTGGGTGCGCAGCCTGCAAACCTTGGTATGCAGTCCACAACACCCCAGTATTCAAATCCAGCGTCAGGCGCTTTAGGTGGTGCATTGGCTGGTGCAAAACTATTCCCAGGCAATCCATTGGCAATTGGCGGTGGTGCTTTGCTTGGCCTTTTAGGCACTTAAGGGGTAAAAAATGGCAGACTTTGATTTGGGTGGACTTTTAGGCAATATATTTGGTGGTGGTGAATCAGGCAGTGAGCTTGAAAAGCTACTGACCGCTAAACAAAAAGAGCAACTAGGTTTGCAATCATCATTGGCGGCAGCCGCGGCATTGCTTCAAGCCAGTGGCCGTGGTCCACAACGCATTGGCTTGGGCCAAGCACTTGGATCAGCTTTGCAGGCTGGCCAGCAAGGTTATCAACAAGCTAGAGCTGGCTCACTGCAAGATTTGCTTTTGGGTGAAAAGATAAAAGAGTCGCAAGACGCAAGAACGCGTCAAGCATCAATGTCAAAACTGTTTCCTCAAGTATTTCAACAAACCACAACTCCGGCAGAATATGATGAATCAATGTCGGCAATAACAAGACCTGCTCAAACTTCACTCACTATTGATCCAAATAAGCTGCAAGCGTTGGCAATGCTTTCTAAAAATCCTTTGGAAAGTCTTGGCCAGATTGCAAAATTAGTCCCAGATTTAAGACGGGCTGGATTTACTGGTGCAGGGGCATCAGAGGTGAATCCATTTAGCGTGTTTACATCAGATCAAACCATTCCAGCCAACATTCGCAATGTTGCAAGTCGATACGCAGCCAGCTTTGATGCTGGAACTTTAGACCCTGACAAAGTGGATGATCGCACCAAACAATTAGCAGACATGGCGCAAAGAGCGCAACAATTTACTGAATCAAAAGAAGAAAGAGAAGCTAACAGATTGAGAATGGAGTCTCAATTTAATCAATCTCAAGCGGCCTTAGAACAGTTTAGATCGCAAGGACTACAAAATTCAAAAGAGGCAAGAGCATTGGCTGCCAATATTGCCGACCAATCACTTGAATTGCGTAGACAAGCTGAAGCAAATAAACCAGAGCAGTTTTCTTATGCTCAAAAGAAAGATTTTGATACTGTCCAGAAAATTAACGAGGCAGCAAGAACTGCCGAAGATAGCGCGTCTATTGCTGAGAGAGCCGCTCCACTTATCTCTCAGGCATTTAGCGGGAAAATTGAATCAGGCGTTAAGGGCTTTGCTGGAGCTTTGGGTATTTCAACTGAGGCCAAGCGAGCTAATGATCAGTTAACGCAACTGTCTCAACAATTGGCGCTGAAAACTCCGAAGTTTAGCGGCCCAACATCTGATGCTGATGCAAAGCGATACGATAAAGCTGTTGGTGATTTGGCAAACCCAAGCGTAAATCAAGAAGCCAAATTGACAGCCTTAAAAGACTTGAAAACAATTGCGAAAAAGCAAACTGATTATGCAAAACAACTTGAAAATTTCTATCAAGCAAACAATAAGAGTTTGCGAGGTTTTGTGTATACCGAATCTAATCCATTTGGACAATAATCATGGCTGAAAAAAAACCAACGACTAAAGACATTTATCTGCTGTCGCAGCGGCCTGAGCTTGCCGCAATGTTTGATGAAACATACGGCCCAGGCGCTGCCGCCCAAGTATTGTCAAAAGTAAGACCATCTGCAAATGCGGATGGTGCTGCATTTGGAGTCTTTCCACAAATGCAACCACAGCGCGGTTTAAGGTCGGAATCAGGTCAAGAGCCTGGAAGCTACGCAGGCGCAGCCGTGCGAGGTCTTGCGCCACCTTTACTGGGTGCTGCAATGGGCGCTCCATTTGGCCCAGTTGGTATGCTTGCGGGTGGATTGGCCTTGCCTGCGGCTGATGCGTTAACTGCACTTGCAAATCTGGCAACTGCTGGCGCTGAAAAGGTAACAGGCGGTCAATATGGAAGAATGACAGCGCCATCCCAAGGAATACAAAATCTTTTGACCAGGGCCGGAGTGCCAGAGGCAGAAACAACTGGCCAAAGAATGCTTCAAACTGGCATAGGCGCAGTTGGAAGCACGGCCTCGCAAATTTCTGGCTTGCAACAATTAGCACAAAAAGCAACAACCCCATTAGCTAGGGCAATATCACAGCAGATGGCTGCAAGGCCCGTTGCTCAAACTGGTGTTGCACTACCAGCTGGTGCGGCTGGGCAATTGGCTGCCGAGTCTACACAGGCGCTTGGCCCTGTCCCATCCACAATTGCATCAATGCTTGCATCCACTGCGGTGGGTGGTGCATCGATGGCCCAAAAACCACAAGTAAAGAAAACTGGCGCAGAAACAAGAGCCATTGAAATTGCAAATAAAGCACGCGATCTTGGTTTTACAGGAGAAACTGCACTCACTCCTGGTCAAGCTGGCACAAACAGAACAGCTCAAATATTTGAGGCAACGGCCTCAACTTTGCCATTGTCTGCTGGTCAGTTTACAAAACGCTACAGTCAGCAGTCAGATTATGCGCAAAGCATAATCAACAAGATTGCAGATACCTTTGGCGGTATGCCAGCACAGCCAGATACAGCATTTTCATCTGGGGCCAGTGCTGTCAAAAGTGCGGCACAACGCAATGTTGACAATGTTGGAAGTCAAATCAGACAAGTAGCATCACAAACTGATATTGACCTAACACAAGTACCCAAGTTTGAAGACTCAATTAGAAATGCTAAAAAACTTTTAGCTTCAATTCCTCCGGCCATGCGCAAGGACCCATTGTTTGAAAGTTTTGAGCAGTTTTATTTTGGTAAACCAAATGATGAATTGAAGACAATGGTTGAGTCTGCTTTGCAGCAGGCTGGGATAAATCCAACAAACCCTAATTACAAGGCAACCCAAGCCACTTTTAGAAAACAACTTGTTGACAGTGGTATTCCTGAATTTGAATACATGGGTTATCAACAAAAGGGCAAGATACCTGGCAACGATTACCAAGATCAACGAGTGCTTTTTGCAGATTTAGCATTTACCAATAAAGGCACAAAAATTGGAGAGGCTTTTAGAAGTTTGCGTGATTCACTTGATGATGCAAGAGATGAGACATTCCGCGCTGCTGGAATGGATGACCAGGTCACAAAAATAAAAGAATTACGAAGCTCTTATGGGTCTGCTAAAGAGTTAAATGAGAAAATTAAACCCTCTAGCGATAAAACTGCTATTTCTTATGTAATAAGCAATCAAGACAGTTTTGCCAATAAAGTTTTGCCTTTGATGAATGAGTCAGAAAAAACATCTATTGCCCAAGCAATATTGGCTGACATTCAATTGAACTCCATGTTCCCAACTGGAGAAATGGACATTACCAAATTTGGTCGAAACCTTATCAAAGATGTTAAGGCATCCCCAACAACATTGCCCCAAATTCTTGGGCCAGAAAATGCCGCTACTTTGACAGACTTGGCACAGGTTGCCCAGTCTGCATTGAAGGCCAAAGTGCCAACGTCTGGCTCCTCTGAGCGATTAGGAATGATGGGGATGTTGACCTCAATGCCTGCAAAGGTTGGTGCTGCAATGGCCGGTGGTACAGCTTTAACTGGTGAACCAATCCTTGGCACAGCCTTGGCTTTAGGTACGCCAGCTCTGGCGACAAAGGCTTATCTGTCACCTAGAGCGCAAAACCTATATTCAATGATTTCTGATCCATTGTTTACTTATGGTGCTGCACCCGTAGCGCCAGCGATGCAATATATGGGTGGCCCAGGGTTGCTGAACATTGAAACAGCAAAACCTCAAACCTTAGATGAAGAAGAGCGTAGAAGGCTTTCTGCTTTACTAGGCCAATAATCACTGACCAAAAAACGCGGCCACAAGAGGGTCGCGTTTCACAACCCGTCTTTTCTGCCTGCGTCTGGCCAAGCCAAAGTCTTTGTCATCTGCTGACATTTTCTCCATGTGATTCCTCCATCTTTTTGTGCCAGGGATGGGGTCTGGCACGACAGCATCTTTTCCCTCACCCCATGACCACAGTGGCCGGTGTCTGCCATTGCAGCTGACCTTGAAATAGCCTGAGATATGGACCAGTTTGAATCGATGCATATCAAATAAAACCCTTGCAGCACTGCGCCTGGCACAGAAGCACAGCTTGGCCAAGTCAAGGTCTGAAAGATTGCTTTTCTTTTGAAGCGCTGCCTCGATGGCAGGCTCTACACGGGGCTTTAAGCCTCTGGCCATGTGCTGGTCTCCATTCTGGCTTTCAAGCGCTCCAGCATTGTTTTGACAACGAATGCACGGGTTTTAAC